AAATTCCATGAGGTGTTTTATGATTAAATTTATTATGATTTTTACTATGTTATTTTCATCTATTGCAATTGCAAGTGATAAAGAAAAAGTGAATGTTTATAACAAGTATAGAATGGGTGGACCTCCTGGTGTTACTCTAAAAATTCTATTAGATACTATGAATCATTATGATAGTAAACATACTTATGTTTATTCTCAGATTACTGGTGCTAAAGGTGAAGCAGCAATTTCTAGAGGATTTATTGCAAAAGAAAAATCTCTAATATATGGTGCAAGTTCAGATTTTACATTTAATAGAATTACAAAAACAAAAACAAAGTATGACAAAAGTAAAGATTTTACTATAATATATGGTACTTCTGGTGTATATTGGAGTTTAATGATTGATAAGAAATCAAATATTAAAACAGTAAAAGATTTAATTAATAATATTAAAACTGGTGATAGTAAATTTTATGCAGATTATACAAGTAGTGCTGCAAGTAAATTTTTAACTGAAAGATTTTTAAAAAATAATAATATTTTTGGTTTAATGAAACCTGTTTTATACACTAAAATGTCTGATATTAATAGATCGATTGCAAGTGGAGAAACTAATTTTATTTTTCTGCCAGCAGCATCAGTCAAAGTTGGAAAATCTTTATTAAAAACTGATATGATGAGTATATCAATATTTTTTAGTAGTAAAAGACATGAAAAATTTGCTATGTCTATTATTCCTATTTTAGAAAAAGTATGTAGTGATTCGATATATAAAGCAGTATTAAAAAGATTTGGTCGTGAAGATAGATGTTATGACACAAAATATGTGAATGAGTATATTGATAATGAATGGAAATCTATACAACCCTAAGTTTGGTTACTATCAGTATAATAATCAAATATTTTCTACTAAAGAAGATATGTTTGATTATATTTTAGAAAACTGTAATGATGAACAAATAAAAAATATTCCAAATACATTATATAATTTTCATAATGAAGTCTTTCAATCTATAGATTGGAGGATAAATCCTGCATTTTCAATAAACGAATTATATAAGATAAGAGCGCAACAATTAAGAGATGAATATGATTATCTCATATTACTTTTTTCTGGCGGTGCTGATTCCACTCAAGTTTTAAATACATTTCTAGAAAATGATATATTCATTGATGAGATACAAAATTATAATTATGATAAGGCACTAAAGAGTGTTGATAGAGATATTTTTAATAAATTTCCAAGTATTAAGATATTATTAGAATATGAATATGCTGCTAAACCAATTTTAAAAAAAGTTAAGCAAAAAAGTCCTAATACAAAAATAACATTTGTAGATACATCAGATTATGCGTATGATCAAATTGTTAATAAGAAATTTGATTTTCTTGGAAACAAATATCATAATAGCCATACATTGCTATCAAAAGCATATAGATCATTTACACCTTATACTGCAATATACAATCAACAGAATAATAATAAAAATAAAGTTGCTTTAATAAGAGGAAATGAAAAACCAAATCTAAGAATGGACAGAGAATGGAATCTTTATTTTACATTTCAAGATTTTTTATATCCAAATGTAAAATTATCAAGAATGGGGTACACTGATCCAAATATAGAAATTGAAGATTTTTATTGGTCTAAAGATATGCCTCTAATACCAGTAAAACAGTCTCATTTAATATTAGATAAGATGAAAAATGATAATGAATATTTGAAAACTGTATTATCTTTTTTTGTTGGTGGGAAGAGTCCAATTCAACAAAATTTTGATATGCATAATAAAACTGTATTTTTTAAAAGAAATTATATTGATCCTGTAATATATCCAAATTGGCAAAAGACATTTTCCGCAGAAAAAATTGGCAATGTAAATCCAGAATTTGAAATTTTTAAAAATTTAAATTATATAGTGTATGGATATGATCAAATGAAATCTCACGGAGAATATATTCGTGAAAAATATAAAAGATTACCAATTAAATTTATTGGCGGTTTGTTAGAGACACAGAACTATCTAATAGGTAATTTAAAAAGTCTTATCTTCAAGTAGTTCTATCATATTTCTATTTTGAAATATTTCTTTCGTTACTCTATTATAATTTGATGTGTTTTTTGATCTTAAAAGATTATAATATGATGTTTTCACATTAGTTTGATTTGTATTTGGGTCTCTGAAGTTATTCAAACTTTTAGCATCATCGATTGTTTCTATATTTGAATATGTTAATACGGTAATAGAATCGTTTGATGTGTATGAAGTTGTATAGTTTTTTATAGAAAGGTAATAGTTTAGTTGCCCATTAAAAGATTTTGATACCTCTTTTTCAGATTCGGACCATTCAGATAATGGCACTATTGAAGAATTTGAGTTTAAGTATCTGGTAATAACTAAATCGTACATTTAGACCCCTATAAATATCTTACAATATCAATTTTTATATTTATAAATAGATAAAACACATAACTATTTATAGGGGTTTCTAATGGCCGTACCTACATCCAGAGCAGAATTTAAGGAATATTGCCTTAGAAATCTAGGCAAGCCTGTTATAGAAATCAATGTTGATGATGATCAAGTAGATGATCGCATTGATGAGGCTTTAAAATACTACTGGGACTATCATTTTGATGGTTCAGAAAAAACATATTATAAGCATGTTATAACGGCTGATGATAAAACCAACAAATATATAACTATGCCAGAAAATATAATTGGTGTAGTAAATTTATTTGATATTGGAAATAATGTTGGAACAAATAATCTTTTTAATATTCGTTATCAAATTGCTTTAAATGATTTATATACACTCACTTCTGTATCTATGATTCCTTATTTTATGGCAATGCAGCATATTCAATTTTTAGAATATATGCTAGTTGGAAAACAGCCATTAAGATATAATAGACATAGAGACATTCTTCATATTGATATGGATTGGGATAAGGTAGATGTTGGTCAATATTTAATAGTTGAAGCATATCAAGTAGTAGATCCTGATATCTATACCGATGCATGGGGTGATAGATGGCTAGCCAGATATTGTACTGCTCTTGTAAAAAGACAATGGGGTAATAATTTAAAGAAATATAATGGAATGCAACTTCCTGGTGGTCTAACTTTTAATGGTCAACAGATCTATAACGAATCAATTGATGAAATCAATGAATTAGAAAAAGAAATGATTTCATCATTTAGCTTACCGGTTACGGATATGATAGGATAAAATGTATACATATGGCTACAAATTTTTTCTTTAATAATTTTAAAAATAGTCAAGAGCAATTACTTCTCGAAAATTTGGTTATCGAGTCAATAAAAATTTATGGTGAAGATATGTATTATCTTCCTAGAACACTTGTAGATCAAGATCCAATTTATCAATCAGATTCTATTTCACAATATAATTCTGCTTATATGATTGAAATGTATATTAAGAGTGTAAATGGATTTTCTGGAGATGGTGTTTTCATGTCTAAGTTTGGTCTTGAAATTAGAGATCAAGTAACATTCTCTGTAGCTCAGAGAGTATTTAATGATGAAGTACAAACATTTACTAATATATTAAGACCAAATGAAGGTGATTTAATATATTTTCCACTTAATAAAAAAGCATTTGAAATTAAATATGTTGAAAATAAAGAATTCTTTTATCAGCTTGGAGCTCTTCAAACATATGAATTAACATGTGAACTATTTGAATATTCATCAGAAGTATTTAATACTGGAATAGAAGAAATTGATCAAATCCAAACCAAGTTTAGTCTTAACATATTTGATTGGGCTATACTTGATGAAAATGGTGATAGATTGCTCGATGAAAATGCTGACTATATAGTAGTAGAAGGTTATTCAGCAGGCCAAATTGATGCTTTAGCTGATAATGAAGATATTCAAACCGAGTCTGATAATTTCTTAGACTTTACAGAAAGAGATCCATTCTCAGAGGGTGGTACATATTAATGTTCGGTAACACATTTTATTTCAGCACAATTAGAAAATATGTAATATTATTTGGAACTTTATTTAATGATATTCATATTACCAGAACTAACGCTGCTGGTACAACAGTTCAATTATTAAAAGTTCCATTATCATATGCACCAAAGGAAAAAGTTCTTACCAGAATAGCTGCTGATCCAGAAATTGATAGACAAGCCGCCATTTTACTTCCAAGAATGTCATTTGAAATGGTTAAAATGGAATATGATGGTACCAGAAAATTGCCTACTATTAATAGAGTAGCTAGAAAAGATGCTGATGATGCTGATAAATTAAAATATCAATATAATCCAGTTCCATATAATTTACAATTTAAACTTTTTATCTATGTTAAAAATGCAGAAGATGGAACAAAAATAGTAGAACAAATACTTCCATTTTTTACTCCGGAATGGACTACTACGGTAAATCTTATTCCTGAAATGAATATAAAAATGGATATACCTGTTATTATGAATAATATTGATATTCAAGATATATATGAAGATGATTATAAGAAAAGAGATTCTTTAATATGGACAATGGATTTTACTATGAAAGGTTATATCTATGGTCCAGTTAAGAAAACCGGTATTATTAAATTTGCTAATACTACTTTTTATATTCCAAATGTTGCTGATGGTCAACTAAGAACTGCTGTTGGAAACACAGATCCAATTGATAGAGTTACCGTTCAACCTGGATTAACAGCAAATGGAACACCAACATCAAATGTTTCTATAACAATTCCTTATGCAGACATTGAAGTAGATGATGATTTTGGATACATAACACAAATTGAATTTTTAGGACCTACTGAATAATGAGTGAAGAAAAAAAGAATGATTCAATTGGAGATGCTTTAAATATGCGTCAAATGGAAGTATATGATCCAGTTAAATCCATGATAAATGCAGCTCATGATGATTCAGCGACTGAAGATTTTACATATGCTAGAGCAAATATTAGAGATATAATTGATACAGGCACTGATTCACTTCAAAAATTAGCAGAAATAGCTGATCAGTCTCAGCATCCTAGAGCATTTGAGGTTATGAGTACTCTTATGAAGACAATAGTTGATGCAAATAAAGATTTAATGGATTTACAAAAAAAGATAAGAGATATTGATACTCCAGGTAAACAAAATGATACTAAAAATATAACAACCAATAATCTTTTTGTTGGTTCTACTGCAGAACTACAAAAGATGATACAGGACATGAAAAAAGATGTCTGAAGGTTATAATGGTAATATTAATCTAAAAAGAATTAATGTTGGTATTGAATGGACACCTGATCTTGTTCAGGAATATTTAAAGTGTTCTCAGGATCCCATATATTTTGTTGAAAAATATATGAAGATTGTAAATGTTGATAAAGGTCTTATGACAATAGATCTTTATCCATATCAACATCAAATTTTAAATGTCGTAAAAGATAATAGATATACTATTGTTGCTACAGCAAGACAGGCTGGTAAAACTACATCAATTGTTGGTGTTATCTTGCATTATATTATATTCAATCCTGAAAAAACTGTTGCATTATTGGCAAACAAAGGCGATACAGCAAGAGAAATTTTAAGTAGAATTCAATTAGCATATCAGCATTTGCCAAAATGGTTACAGCAAGGTATTATTGAGTGGAATAAAGGTTCATTTGTTCTTGAAAATAATTCAAGAGTTATTGCATCTTCTACATCATCTGATGCTATTCGTGGCTTTTCTATTAACCTACTATTCATTGATGAAGCTGCATTTATTGAAAATTGGGATGATTTCTTTACTTCAGTTTTTCCAACCATTTCATCAGGTCAATCAACCAAAATTATTCTTGTTTCAACTCCAAATGGTCTGAATCATTTCCATAAAATATGGGTTGATGCTGAAGAAGGCAGAAATAATTATATTCCAATTCGTGTTACTTGGGAAGATGTTCCTGGTCGTGATGAAAAATGGAAAGAAGAAACCATTGCTGCAATGGGTGGCGATGTTGAAAAATTCAACCAAGAACATAATGTTGAATTTTTAGGATCTTCCGGTACACTTATTGCAGGCTGGAAATTAAAAGAGTTAGTTCATAAACATCCAGAAGTTTCAAACTTTGGACTCGATAGATATGAATCGCCTAAAAAAGATAGAATTTATGTAACTGTGGCAGATGTTGCTAGAGGTAAAGGACTCGATTATTCGGCATTTCAAATAATTGATGTTACTGAAATGCCTTATAAACAAGTATGTGTTTACAGAAATAATATAATTAATCCTGTTGATTATGCTGAATTATTATATAAAACAGTTATGGCATATAATAATTCATTCTTATTAGTTGAATCTAATGATATTGGTGGACAAATATCAGATATACTTCATTATGATTTTGAATATGATAATATGCTTTATACAGAAGCCATGGGTAGAAATGGTAAAAGAATTTCTTCCGGGTTTGGTGGAAAAAATGTTGATAAGGGAATTAGAACATCTAAAGCTGTAAAATCAATTGGATGTTCGGTTATGAAAATGTTAATAGAACAAAATCAACTTATAATTCAAGATTATGAAACTATTCATGAGTTATCAACATTTTCTAAAAAATATAATTCATATGAGGCTGAATCAGGCAAACATGATGATTTAGTTATGTGTCTAGTTTTATTTGCTTGGTTAACCAATCAGAATTATTTCAAAGACGTGACTGACATAAATACTTTATTAAAATTAAAAGAGAAAACTGAAGAAGATATGATGGAAGATCTGCTCCCATTTGGATTTTTAGCTGGTAGTGAAGATGAAACTTTTATTGAAGAAACTGATTCAGGGCAGAAAATATTGTGGAATTATAGCTAAAAAAGGATTATTTATAAATACTAATAAAGAAATAATGTATTTCTTTCCATGAAAGGAGAAAAAATATGCCATTCCAAGTCAGCCCTGGCGTAAATGTATCAGAGATTGATCTAACTACAATAGTTCCTGCCGTTTCTACCTCAATTGGCGCCTTTGCTGGCGTTTTTCGTTGGGGTCCAATTGGCCAGAGAATTCTAGTAGATAGCGAAACAGCTCTTGTAACACGTTTTGGTAAGCCAACCAATCTAAATGCTGAAAGTTTCTTTAC